CAGCAGTTACAACATCTCTCTCAGAAGATGTTGATCCAGATGCAGTTGCACTTGGAAACACAACCCCTGTTACCGTTTCGCTCCTTGAATACGGTAACGCATCACTCGCAACTCGTAAGCTCGAGTTGTTCTCACTCTCAGATGTTGACCCAGCAATCGCTGACATCATCGCATTCAACATGGCCGATTCGCTCGACACTGTTGCACTTAACACACTCATCGGTGGACCAAACGTAATTGCTGAAGTTGGCGGAAACGCTGTTTCAACATACGCAGGTTCATACACCAACGGTACAACACAGAAGTCTATCCTCGGAACTGACGTAATTAAGTCTCGTGATATTCGTCTTGCTGTTGCTAAGCTCCGTGCCAACAAGGCTGTTCCACGCCAGGGCGAATACTACTGGGTTGGTATCCACCCAGAAGTTTCACACGACCTTCGCGCAGAAACAGGTTCTGGCGGATGGCGTGATGACCATAAGTACTCTGAGACAGGTTCATCTGAATTCTGGCCAGGTACCATTGGTACATACGAAGGTGCAATGTTCGTTGAGTCACCTCGTATGGCTAACTACGCTGACGGTACTGGCGGTTCTACAGGTTCAGGAACCTTTGGTTCTGCATGGACCTATGGTACTGGCGGTGTGCGTGTATTCCGTACACTCGTTGCTGGTAAGCAAGCACTTGCAGAAGCAGTAGCCGAAGAACCACACGTTATCTTCGGACCTATTGTTGACAAGCTCATGCGCTTCCGTCCAATCGGATGGTACGGCGTACTCGGATGGCAGCGTTACCGTGACGCTTCCCTCGTCCGTATTGAGTCTGCTTCTTCGATTCACCAGGCTTAATTAACTAAGTCGCTGTGATAGGCCCGTCAGATAGTGGGCGGGCCTACCACTCTTAACAAAGGAATAACATGGCGTATAAGTTCAAACCACCAACGGTTGAAGAAGGACCAGCAGGTTTTGGTCGTTTGTTCTGGCGCTATCGCATTACCCGTGCTGACAGTGTACTGATCTTTGGACAGGCAACCGTACAGGTCCGCACACCCGCAGTACAAGACACAATAGAAGCAGATTACTGCTACCTCGGTGGGCATGAATATATCATCACCCAGACCGAAAGAGACATTCTTGTAGCCAATGGCTATAGCGCAAACATAACAACTATTTAAGGGGATAAAGTGAATCCTGGTCGTTACAACATTACCGTCATTAACGGTACTACTTTTACGCTATCTCCACAGTGGCTCATTAACAATACTTATGTTGACATCACAGGCTATTCCGCTGACATGCAGGTACGCGACATCAGCAATAACCTCGTTGTAGAGATGTCTACCGCTAACGGCAAGATCAGCCTCAACCCTACCATTGGGCAAATTAACATTACTCTTACTTCCACGCAGACATCATCGGCTAACCTCCCAGCGGGAAGTTACACCTACGGCTTGAATGTTACAGATTCAGCTGGCAATGTCTACCAAATTCTTCAAGGATCATTTGTAGTTACTGCAAGCACGGTGCAGTAATGGCGGATGTAACATCAAACTATGTAGTACAAATACCTGTATCAACCAGTGTATTTAACATCACTTCTAGCCAAGGCTCTGCTAGCACAAGCGTTGTACAGATTCCTGTCACAACGAATGTGTACAATGTAGCTTCGCAGAAGACAGAAATTATTGAACTGGGTGTAGTTGGCCCACAAGGTATTCAAGGAGCGCAAGGTGCCACTGGACCATCTATCACAGGAGCAACGGGAGCAACTGGCCCTACAGGCTCAACTGGAGCTACAGGCAGCACAGGTTCGACAGGATCCACTGGTAACACAGGAGCGACAGGATCCACAGGTTCTACTGGCTCAACAGGTGTTACAGGACCTACAGGGGCTACTGGATCCACAGGGTCAACAGGAGTAACTGGTGCTACAGGTTCGACTGGCTCTACTGGAGCGACGGGTGCGACTGGATCTACAGGAAGCACTGGCGTTACTGGACCAACTGGAAGCCAAGGTATTACTGGCCCAACAGGATCTACGGGTGCCACAGGCTCCACGGGAGCCACTGGCTCTACTGGCGCTACTGGAGCAAACAGCACAGTAGCAGGACCTACTGGTCCTACGGGCGCTACAGGCGCTACTGGAACAGGCGCTACAGGCGCCACGGGTGCTACTGGTAGCCAGGGCGTAACAGGCCCTACAGGCTCCACAGGAGCCACGGGAGCGACTGGTACAAGCGTTACTGGTGCGACTGGCGCAACAGGCTCACAAGGCGTTACAGGCCCTACTGGAGCAACAGGTGCCACAGGCACTGGTGTGACTGGAGCCACTGGAGCTACGGGTAGCACTGGCGTAACAGGACCGACAGGTTCGACTGGTGCAACGGGTACTGGCGTAACGGGTGCCACTGGTGCCACAGGTTCAACAGGTGCTACGGGAGCCACAGGCTCCGCAGCCAACACAGATGATTTGACCGTCTCTCTCGTAATGCAACGCTTCTAAGGAGTAATCAATGGCAACAACAACCTCGACAGTTCTTTATCGTGGCGCTGCATCTACGACTACCAGCACCACCCTTTACACGGTGCCAGCATCAACGACAGCAGTAGTTACTGAGATTGCAGTTACTAATACTGCTGGTACGGCTGGTACATTCACCATCGCCCTAGACGGTGTTTCGATTGCTACTAACGTCACTGTCGGTGCTAACGACACAACTGTTATTCCATTAAAGCAAGTGCTTGCTACTACCAAAGTTATTACAGGTGGAGCATCTGCTACCACTGTCAACTTCCATATCTCTGGCGTACAAATCGCGTAATGGACATTCTGAGATTTTCTAACGCAGGCGGGTTTAAGACTAAGACTCGCTACCCCGATATGCTGGCAGGTAATCCAGCCTATGCTGGTGGGCCTATTTCGGGTTACGATGCACTGGCTTCGGTAACACTAAATGGAAGTCAATCATCAATTACTTTTGCTGGCATTCCTAGCACTTATACGCATTTGCAGATTCGCACAATGCACTTAATGACATCAAATGCGGCTGCAAACATACTTGCTTTAGGTTATGGCGGAACGGCTGACACAACTTCGGGAGATTATTATTCTCATCACTTGACGGGTAACGGCGCAAGCGCAACATCAGGAGCGTATGCAGACAAACCTCAATTTTATTGGGTAACTGGTAATGGCTCTTCATCAATTCCTGAAGTTGAAATTATTGATATTTTAGATTACGGAAATACAAATAAGTACAAAACCATTCGTGCATTGTCTGGCGTAGATAATAATGGTTCTGGTGAAGTAAACCTTACTTCTGGTTTATGGATGAAAACCAACGCAGTCGATACAATTCAATTTACCTGCAACACTGGTAACTTTGCTCAGTATTCAACCTTCGCACTTTACGGAGTGCGGTAGGATATGAACATGGATACTCCTTGCATTATACCCAATAAGCCAATCCAGAAGACTGGCTATACTTATACTGAATATAAGGGCAAGACTCGTGGCACACATCGAGTCGAATGGATCAAGGCCAATGGTGAAATACCAGCAGGCTTGGTAGTAGACCATCTTTGCCGCAACAGAGCTTGCATCAATCTAGAGCATCTAGAATTAGTTACTCAATCTGAAAATTACCTGCGTGGTGAACGATCAATAAACAATCGCTCGCATTGCAAGAAGGGTCATCCCTTCACAAAGGAAAACATTATGACCCGTAAGAATGGCTGGCGCGAATGCGCTGAGTGTAACCGAGTACGCGCTAGAGCTGTCTATGCTAAGAAGAAGGCGGGGGTTGCCTAATGGCTACTAATACAATGGTTGCGTTGCAGACAGTAACAGTATCTGCCCAATCTGCACTTTCATTTACTTCAATTCCATCAACATATACTGACCTTGTTGTTCAAGGAACTGGTGTTACTAATATTGCTGGCTCGTCAGTAAATAACTGGCGTATTTATTTCAATACAGATAATACAAGTGGTTTGTATAGCGATACTCAATTATATGGCAACGGCTCAACGGCTGCTTCTAGTCGTGACACTGCTGGCAATTTTATGTATCTTGGTTTGGCTGGTCAGGCTTCTAATACAAATCAACCTATTACCCGCTTGAACATTATGAATTACGCTAATACAACAACTTACAAAACTGTATTGGCCCGTGCTGATGATGCTGGCAATAGCACATATGCACAGGTTGGCTTATGGCGTAATACGGCTGCAATCAATGCCGTCAATATTTACTTTCCTAGCCAAACTCTTTCAGGCACCTTCACCCTTTACGGCATTGCCTCGATGGATGTTCCTGCCTATGCAACGGGTGGAATTATTACTTCCGACTCAACTTATTACTACCATACATTCCTTGCTTCATCTACATTCACGCCAAGACAGGCTCTTACTTGTGATGTCTTGCTCATCGCTGGCGGAGGCGGAGGCGGTGGAGAATTCGGTGGCGGTGGAGGTGCGGGTGGCTTGCTCGGACTTACAGCACAATCTCTTGCTAGCGGAACTTCTTATACATGCACCATTGGTTCAGGCGGTGCAGGTGCAGTTAGCACCCAGCCAGGTAACGGTACCAACTCTACATTCTCCGCAACTAGCGTTGTCGGTGGCGGTAGCGGTGGCGCAAACAGCAACTCCTTTGCTGCTCGAACTGGTGGTTCTGGTGGTGGTGGTTCTCGTGGTGGTACGGGTGCTGCAGGTACTACAAGCCAAGGCTATGCAGGTGGTAACTCAGTCAACGGCACTCAAGGAGCAGGCGGTGGTGGCGCTGGAGGCGCAGCACCTAACTCAACTACTGATAGCCAAGGCTCCGTTGGTGGAGTTGGTTTAGGAACATACTCTTCATGGGCAACTGCAACAGGTACTGGTGTTAGTGGTTACTATGCTGGTGGCGGAGGTGGCTCAGGCTACTACGGCGTTGGTGGTAATGGCGCTGCTGGCGGTTCAGGCGGTGGAGGAACTGGTGGTGGTACAAACACTGCTGGTCCAGGTATCTCGGCAACTGCAAACACTGGCTCAGGTGGCGGCGGTGGTTCTTACAATGCTGGAACTTTATACACTGGCGGCAATGGCGGCTCAGGTATCATCATCGTTCGATATGCGAAATAAGGAGATATAAATGGCATTAGCAAACTATGTCCTATTAGAGCGTATCACTGTTGGTGCAGCAGGTGCCGCGTCAGTAACATTTAGCAACATTCCTCAGACAGGTTATACCGATTTGAAAATTGTCGCATCAGTTCGTAGCGATTATTCGGCGGCTGGCGTATCCATGTATATGGATTTTAATGGTGTAAGCACAAATCGCTCTCGCAAATCTTTATACTCTAATGGCGCTACTCCTGGCTCTGGTTCAGCATCTGATGATTATTGTGTTTCAATTAGTGCTGCAACTGCAACTGCTAATACATTTGCCAATGCTGAAATTTATATTCCTAATTACACTTCCAGTAACTATAAACCTTATAGTGCAGATGCGGTTACGGAAAACAATGCAGCAACTGCATACACCACATTGGCTGCTGGATTATGGTCATCAACTGCTGCAATTACTTCCATAAAATTTACAGCAGATGGCAACTTTGTCCGATACTCAACTTTCTCTCTCTACGGCCTGGCAGCAGTAGGCACAACACCTGTCATCGCTCCAAAGGCTATTGGCGGAGACATCATCCAGACCGATGGTACATATTGGTACCACGCATTTATCAATACTGGTTCATTCACCCCATCGACAAGTATTCCTTGTGATGTGCTGGTAGTTGCAGGCGGTGGTGCAAGTGGTAACTCATACGGTGGTGGTGGTGGAGCAGGTGGAGTTATTTACTTTGCTTCTCAGGCTTTAACAAGTGGAACTGGTTATACATGCAGCGTGGGTGCAGGTGGAGCGGGTAGTGGTGCCACGCAAAGCAAAGGAGCCAATGGTGTTGATTCTTACTTTGGATCGTTGACACATGCCATTGGTGGCGGTGGTGGCGGTGGCAATGCTGGCACCCCTGGTAGCGGTCAAAATGGTGGCTCTGGTGGTGGTGGTTCACTGTCTCCATATAATGCAGGCGGTACATCAACTCAAACTGGAACTGGCGCAACTGCTTATTATGGCAATGCTGGTGGAACAAATACAGCTACGAATGCCGATGCTGGCGGTGGTGGTGCAGGTGCAGCAGGATCCGCGCCTGCAAGCAATACTATTGGTGGAAATGGTGGAAACGGAACAACCGCTTTTTCTCAGTGGGGCTTAACAACAAATACTGGTGAAAATGTTTCAAGCACTGTCTATTTTGCTGGCGGTGGTGCGGGTGGAGGAACGGGCGGTACTGGCACTAGAGGCTACGGCGGTGGTGGCGCTCAAGGAGTTGCTGGCACAGCCAATACTGGCGGCGGTGGCGGCGGAGACAATGGCTCTGGCATGTCTGGCGGTTCAGGCGTTATTATAGTTCGATACTTAGTATAGGGAGAATAGATATGGCACATTTTGCAGAAGTAGATGACAACAATGTTGTCACCCGCGTACTGGTCGTACCAGATGAGCAGGAAACACGCGGACAGGAATTCCTTGCTAACGACTTAAACCTCGGTGGCAAATGGATTCAGACCAGTTACAACAACCGTATCCGCAAAAACTATGCGGGTATCGGATTCTTGTACCACCCAGACATTGATGCTTTCGGTCCAGCACAATGCCACCCAGAGGCAACACTTAACCCCGACACGGCTTTGTGGAATTGCACAAATCCAGCCCATGTAGTTATCCCAATGGAGACACCAAATGTCTGATACCCGTATCGAAGTTAACGTAGCCACTGGAGTTGTCACAGAGATTCCACTTACTCCAGAGGAAATCCAGCAGCGTGAACTAGACGCTATCGCAGCGGCTACCGCTAAGGCCGAGCAGGATACGAAGGATAAGGCTCTTGCCGATCTAAAGGCATCAGCTAAGGCTAAGTTAATTGCTGGTCAGCCACTCACTGCAGAAGAAGCAGATACACTCGTTATCTGATAAAATAGCGCTATGGTCAAGATAGCAGTCTACTCCATTGCGCTAAACGAGATTAAGCATGTCGAGAGATATGCGGCTGCTACCAAAGGTGCCGATTATGTCATCGTAGCAGATACAGGTTCAACGGACGGTACGCCTGAGAGACTTCGGGAATTGGGCGTTACCGTCTATGACATCACCATTAAGCCGTGGCGCTTCGATGATGCTCGTAACGCAGCACTGGCCTTAGTGCCAGCAGACGCAGATGTGTGCGTCATCCTAGATTTAGATGAAGTACCTGAACCTAACTTCTTTAAGAAGGTTCGGAGCAAGTGGGTGCCAGGGTCAAACCTCGGCTGGATCAGTATGGATACTGGTCAGAAGTGGGAACGAGACAGGCTCCATTCCCGACATGGCTTCCATTGGAAATATCCCTGCCATGAGGTACAACTCTGGTACGGAGAAGGTGAAGCCAAAGGTTGCGACATACGCAACGCAGTCATCAAGCACGAGCCTGACAATAGCAAGTCACGAGGACAGTACCTCGACTTATTAGAATTATCTGTTCGAGAATATCCGACAGATGCCCGCATGTGGACATACATGTGTAGAGAGTATTTCTTCCATGCCAAATGGGAAGATGTTATCCGCGCAGCGGAGGAACAACTGAAACATAATGGCTGGGAAATAGAGAATGCAGCAGTCTGCCGTTGGGCAGGTGAAGCATGTCACCAACTTGGGCGAGAAGAGGAAGCAACCAAGTGGTACCGCGAAGGTGTACGAATACTTCCCACTCAAGGTGAGCCTCACTTCGGTGTAGCCATTGATGCGTACAGGAAACATGATTGGCAGGATTGCTTTGATTCAGCTGTTAGTGCTTTGGAATGCACTCGATCAAACCACTACTGCTATGAATCCGCTGTCTGGGATTGGAAAGCATATGACCTTGCGGGAGTCAGTGCTTACAACCTTGGATATGTGGAAGAAGCCCTAGCGTTTGCCAAGCATGCCGCTAAGGCCAATGGCCCAGAGCAAGATCGCATCTTGCGAAATATAGCATTCATAGAAAAGGTACTTAATGAGCGAGCATCAGCACGAAGCAGGTCCGATAAACTTCCGAATAAACAGCAAGGGTGATTATGCACCTTACTACACTTGCAAAGAATGTGGACTTGATTCTGAAGAAGGTTTCGAGTCAGAGCCTAAAGGCGAGACTAGCCATGAGCATATTGATTATGTTGATGGCTGCTTTAACTGTAAGTTGCTTACCCTTCAAATAAGCAAGGGTGATGCAGGTCGGGCAGAATCTATGTCCGCAAAGAAATGGGATGGCGAACTAGAGGCTTATCGTGATGCCCGCCGTCAAGGTATCCAGCCAGCAGGCACAACTATGAGTGCTATCAATAAGGCAAAGGAAGCCAGCCAAAAACTAGGCACAGCGTATAACGCTGACTCCATGCCAGCGGCAGAAAGAATTACCAAGCAAACTGCAAAGGTAATGAAAGAAACGGGAGCAATCTAATGGCAGCAGCAAAGAAAATTACAAAGGCTAAGGCTTATGCCGCAGCCGAAAAGGCAGAGCCTAAGAAAGAAAAGGCAGCCGAACTTAAAAAGGGTATGGCCATTCTCAAGAAGAAAGGAAAATAATATGTGCGTTGAATGCGGTTGCAATAAGAATGCTGTCGGCGGAACAAACGACAAGCTCACAGGCAAGCCAACAAAGTCTCCATACGGTCAGTATGAAGGCGTTGGCGGAACAAACATTACTAAGTAAATAATCTTCTAGGGAAGGGGCATCTATGGCTACAAGTCTATCCACTGTCTATCATCTGAATAGGTTGGCGGGTACCATTCTTAATGGTGTACCGCAATATGACTTCAATGGCGCTGCACAAATCTGGGCATTCAATGTCACAGGTAAAAGATACAGTCGCGGCATTGATGCCCTTAACCAGATCTATGCTTATCGCAACAGCGGTAAGAACTTTTATTATGACACACCAGGCGCCTTTAACGCCCTTGCTGGAACATTCGGCTTGGGTGAGGCTGAAGCAGCATCGAGGATTTCTTCGTGACACAATTTATTGATGTAATTAACGAGACTCAGCTGGCGCTGACTGGCTATACCAACCGCCAGGATCAGGCAACATACCTGACTTCTCCATTGACAGCAACAGCCACTACCTTTGTAGTTGCTGACGGAACCGTGCTAACCCGTGGTTTGGTGGAGATTGATGACGAACTTATCTGGGTAGACAAGTTTGACCGTACAACAAATACGGCAACTGTTCCTACCTATGGCAGAGGTTTTCGTGACACGGTAGCAACCACCCACAGTGCTGGTACCCGTGTAACCATTACGCCTTCCTTTCCGCGTAGTGTAATCCGCCGAAACATTAACCTTGCTATTGATGGTGTCTACCCAGATTTGTTCGGTACTTACTACACCACATTCACATGGCAAGCTGCCCGTACCACATACCAACTTCCACAGGAAGCCATTGATGTATTGGGCATTTCATGGCAGACCATCGGACCTTCTCGTGAATGGTTGCCAGTACGCCACTACCGTGTGGATCGTATGGCTAACCCTGTCACATGGAACAGCGGTAAGACTATCTCGATCCGCGAAGGCATTATCCCTGGTCGTACCGTTCAGATTACCTATACCAAGAAGCCTTCACAACTTCAGTACGATACTGATGACTTTACTATGTCAGGTTTGCCTGACTCAGCACGAGAAGTAATTGTTCTTGGTGCTGCCTACCGTACTGCTATGTACCTCGATCTTGGTCGTGTACCTGCCGCAACTGCTGAAGCAGATGCCCAGCAAGGAAACGATCCTATTGGTTCTGCAACCAACATTGGCCGAGTCTTACAGCAGATGTACCAGCAGCGTCTTCTTGTCGAAGTACGCCGCTTGCAAGAGCAGTACCCACCACGCACCCACTACACAAGCTGAGGATAATACATGGCTACAAGACGATACTACTC